ATGCCTCTAGCTGTGGAGTTGCCAGTGGCATAATAGCGTTGGGAGATTTAACTCTTACTACACCGCCTGGGCGCTGTGATAAAAGGTCATCCAGATTCGCTTGACCCTCAAGGACTGCGTACCTACCAAAGTTCTGGTTGTACATATTATCCATGAGGTTCCGCATCAGAGTGCTTTTAATTAATTGCAGGTCCATGATAAGGTCTGCAATAGAGAGTCCAAAGAATTTATGAGGAATCTTTACTGGAGTAATACTTACAAAAGGAATACGATCAATAGGTTCGTTGGCTAAAACTTTATTACCTACAGAGCATACCTTTCTTAACTCAGCGATACCATCTCCATCGTAGTCTGTTCTCAAGAAAGACTCATGCAGCCAATATGTTCTTAGAGCGTCCTCTTCTTCCGGGCCTCCCCATCCGTTAAAATAATCAGCAGATTTATCAAACTGATAACGGCTAAGACGCTCCGCAGAAAAAGCGTCCATATCATCCCCACCTCCCAGGTCTTCTGGTTCCAGGGTTTCATCAGGATACATAAGGCGTAACTCTGATAGAGTTTTCATTACACGGTGGCAGGTAAATCTAGCGTCTTGAATATCTTTAGCCTCGCGGCTTATAAGGAATTCATCAGGAGTAACGTTTTCAATCTTGACTCTACCAGTATAGGTTTTGCGCTTTATTACGATATCGTGTTTCGCGCCGTAATCATCCATATACGGAGTATGCTCAATAACATCTACATCAGGCTGCATAACAAGAAGATCAAACTCCTGCTCATCTAAGTTGTTATACTCTTCTCTATTCCAGTCTTCGTACTCATCCCACCATACTTTTACGATACCGTTCTTTTGTAGGAGTGCATCAGTAAACCATGAATAAAGAATCTCCCATCCATTGTTATCTTTGGTAAATATATGGTTGACGTAATCTGTGGCCTGATTCGCAGTCTCTACATCTTCTGGTCCATGCGGCTCAAATGTAACCATCTCATCGCCAGATGCGAACACCCGCATGAGTGATGGCTTTATCCACTCGACAGTATCCATGACAGATGAATCAACGTATTGACTCCTGCCTTCAACTTCGTTACCAAACGGAAGTCCATAGTAATAATCCATAGCAGATTCCCGCTGCTTGGATATTGTATCATTATATCCTAAAGCATCAGAGATTTCTCCCTGAACTCTGGATAATAGTTCTTCGTCTGTTATACTAGATGATGCCATAATGTTTATATTCTATTTCGTTAGTCCATGTTGGATCGCTACCGGATACAGCAAACCTTCTTGATAATACCGCATACCTTGTTGCGCTCATTAAATCGTCTTTAAATGCTACAACTTTACCGCCTTTCCGGTGATACATTCTAAACTCCTCAAACCAATCGGCCAGAGTATTGAATACATGGAACCTTCCCTGCTCCATGTACTGTATCATATCCATTAAACCTTCCTCTATGGAGTTACCACCTTTATTTTGACCTAATGCTGGTGGATTAGAGAAATGTTCTAAGAGCATATTGCACCCTAGATTCCTATACTGGTCTGCTAAACCCGGATTTCCCATACTATCCCTGCGATTTCCGTCATGTGGGTAGGCTATCGGCACAGAATCAGGTCTTGTTCTGATTGACGCTGCATGAACAGAAGGAGATGCTTTTGATTGCCGATAACAGTCATACACATAGATTTCATCGTTATCTTTATCCCAGGCCGTCCACACTACAGCAGTAGGATGATCCCACCCAAAGTCAATACCGGCTATACGGCACCAATGATCCTTAATATGGACAGGATCAATCATCACTTTGTCTTCTTGTATTGGGAAAACAAGGCCAGAACCGATACTAGGCCTGCCATATCGCCTCATTTCTCTCTCATGTGGGGAATAACTAGAGAGAATCTGAGTCATTACATCTTCATTTAGGTGGCCTTTAGAGCCACTCATTGATGATATCTTCTCAGATGCGTCATCCCAAGTAGCATTTGTGAGAGATTGCCCATGCTGGAGGTTGTTCATAAAGCTGGCAACAGTCTCGGTCATGCCCGATTCTGGGGTGAAGGTCATGTAAACCATGCCTTGTCTATCCAGAGTACGGGTAACAGCCTGTGAATACAGTTCTCTGCTTGGCTCTTCATCAAGCCATATACAGTCTACACTACGTCCCTGCCACTTTTCCACACCCATTTCATAGGCTTTAAAGAATAAAGAAGAGTTCCCGCCCGAAACGTGTTGTATAAGCGCAACACTTTTAGCGTTCGGTACACCCGGTTTCCGNTCCGTTTTTATTATTTTACTTTTAGGTATNGCACCGGAACCAAATGCTTCAGGATCATCTGGGGAACCCAATAACTCATACTGCACGATATCTCTAGTAGTCTCATTCGATACACCACCGGCCCATGCGGTAATAGGTTGCCTGTACCTTCTGCCCTCCCACCATTCAGGATACAAGCCTGTTAGGTGGTAACTCATCTCTGCCGCGCCTGAGTAGGACTTGCCTATTCTGTTAGCGGCCATCAGGAGCCTCTGGTTGGCCTCTGAGCCGGTTTTATGAAACTTCTGCTGGTAAGGGTAAGGGTCGTACTGATCTATCCTGTTGAACCTCTCACGCTGTCTTAGAGTGCGTACTAGCTCTAAGGCTCTAGTGTTTGTATCCAAGAGCGGCTAACTCCTTTTTAATATCCTCGTTGCTCATTTGATCCATAGTAGTGGTTTCAATCTTATCTATAGGTTTAAGGCCAGCGCGATCAAGTATATCTTTAATCGCCCCAAGTCTAACCGACTCAGACTCAGCACTCTCGGCAAGGTCTGTAAGCCATTTAATACTTGAAGGTATTTTATCAGCAAGAATCTTCTGGGTTTCCTTCTGTATCTCGCTTTGCAGTTGAGACTTTAGCTGAGAGCCTTTTACTTTAGCAGTCTTTTCAGAATAGCCAGCAACCACCGCAGCCTTAGTTGCGTTGCCTGTTAGAACGTATGTCTCTATAAACTTGTCTTGCTTCTCAGTCATCGTGCCCAGAAATCTACGCCCTCAACTCCTCTTGAGGTTTTTGCTGCTGATTTAGACGCTTGTGCATTTATTTTTGACTTCTTAATCATTGCNGCTCTCTTTACCGGGTTTTTGATCTTCTTGGCAGCTTGAGCTTGTTTCTTCGCTAGTTTACGTTTATTGCTTGCCGTATTTTGATAGTAGGATAAAGGCTTTAACGCAGATGTGGGTGGCGGGTTAAGTGCAGGTGATGGGTCATCTGATGGGTTATTTAGTTCTCGTTGAGCTTCCCATGCGGCCCTATGCTCTTCCTTCGCTTTAACTCTTGCCGCCTCTTTTGCAAGAGCTTTTGCTCTAGCCCTAGCCTCTGCTTTCTTACGGGCAGCAGCATCTAGTAGAGATTGTGAAACAACATTTGAAACGGCTTCCTGGTTATAGGTAACAAGCTCATCAGCCAAGGAATCTGTTTCTTCCTGAGTATGAGATGTTGGGTTGTTAATATCGAAAATCTCTCCAATTATATTATGAACCGGATTGTCAGAAGGAGTTGTATCTACCTGATTAAGCATTTCTACTGTAGGAGAGTAATCAGTGTTGGTAAAACCACCAGAAGGAGATGAAGGCTCTTCAAGCAGATTGTTAAAGACCGCTCTCGGGTTTTCTTTTCTCGCATCAGGGCTGAACATTGGGTTAGGGATATTTGTATTAAATTCGGTGTAGAATTGAAGAGGATTCCATTCAAGCATTTGCTCTACAGTAGGCACTATACTTTCGTGAAGGTCTTTTGAACTAACTTTCATAAATTTGTTGGTGTCGCTAATCCCCACGCTTGGAGCATCAAAAGCATCGGCACCTAATCCCATTGGCCCAGAGGAATCTTTGCCTCCTCCCATCCCTTGTCCTCCTCCTGCTGTCATAACTATCTCCTCTTTTTTTGCTCTTTTGTGGGAAAGTAGTTCATCAAGTCTCTGATAAATCTACTACCCCAGGATGGTGTCGCAAGGAAATCATATACGGTCTGTTTAGGTTTATTAACGCCCTGCATTATCTGTTCCAGAAGCTCATCATCTGTATATAGTAACCCATGNGGGTTTCCTTGGTTAAGATATGGCATCAGACGCTTCGCCTCCAAAGAGGTCGCCCATTAAAGCGTCCGCATCAAGTCCTTTAAANCCGCCAGACGGGTCAAATATAGAATAATTACTCATTCCGTCTGATGGAACCCAAGCATCCCAAATTTTTTGAGGTACTATACTTGGCTTTATCGCTCTACTAGCATACTTTTGTAATATCTGGTTTTGCCTTGCCTGTGCTTCAGCAAATTTTTTCCTTCTCTCCTCTTCTTCTTCTCTGCGTCTAAGAGACAAAAGCTCCTGAGACTGCTCCCATTTGGATTGCGGTTTATTTACAGACTCCCCAAAGGAGACTTTTTTAGATGGTAGCACACCCATTCCTCTTGGGTTCTTTGGATATAATCTCCTTCCCTCAAGACCTTTTCTTTGCGCGTTGTCTTGAATAGGATCAGGGCGTAGTTCCCACTTACCGGGATTGTTTACTACATCTTGGAAAAGGTTTCCATATGACGAATTTAGACCCATCTGTTCATTCCAGGTGTCAATCTGTGAATCTCTTATATCGTCGTATTTATTCTTTTCTACACCTCTATCTACTGCTTGGTTAAGCCATCTTCCGGCTTGGCCTAACTGGTAATGAAGAAGTAAATCTGCGGCTCCGGCCTGACCTCCTGTAAAACCAGCCGCTTTTGCCGCTTCATGCGTTGTAGACTCACCTTTAATCCTACCGCCAGCCTTTGCCCAATCCTTCATAGCATTAAAGAAACTTGCTCTTTCTATAGACTCTTGTATAGCCTTGTCTTTTTTTATTTTATCCCAATTAGTAGGCAACCAAGAGGGAGGTCCGTATTCTATATTAGGCATATTAGTGTTTTCTTATTAATGGTTATATTCCATCCGCTGTATGGGGAGGATATATATATATGTTTTAATTTCTAATGGGGTGGGGCCTCATCACCTGCATCCAATGTATTCGGAGCCCTGGAGGCTATAAAAGGTAGAGANCGAGGCATTACAGCCGAGTCTCTGCAATGGATGGTTCAGAGTCCGTGTGTGTGTNGGAGGAGGATATACTCACAAGGTTATCTGAGGTTTGTATACTTCCCTATAAGGTGATCAGAGCCTGGGTAATAACTCTTATCATCTTTAATGAATACCGCGATTGGTTACTCTTGCACAGTCTTTGATAGACTAAGGATGTGCGCTATCCTACCGCTTAACTTCCTACTTCGATCAGGAGGAGAAATGGTAATGCTAGTGCTAGGTACTCTAGGTAAGTATATGATTGTATCATACGATCCTCCACTTGTATAGGGATACCGCGATAATTAATACTGAACCATGCTTTCCAGGCCGATATCGCATAAATGGTGTGGAATAGGTAAGGTTGTTGGCTATCAAGGAAAGAATCGGGCTAATGAATTGGCCCCATAGACAGTGCTGAACTGGCCCTATCGGTGGTGGTTGTTTTCTGGTAAGGTTCATACGCTGTACAAACTCAAACAAAGGTAAAAATACCATGCAAACTTTAATCGAAACAATCAAGCAGTTGACGAATGAACGCAAGAATCACGTTGCCTCAAGTGAAGCTGGCGAGTCTGATTTCAATCGATTCCTTCTCAGCCTGGCAGGATCCGCACGTACAAACCTAATTGCCATGTCGCGGGAACAAGTTAACCACGGCATAGCAA